ATCAATACTAACATATCGATGAATTCTATTGTCTCCCACAAGGAAGAAATACATATTGTTTGATTCAATTTGACTATTTTCATTATGAAAAATGCCAATCGAACTAGTATCATCAACTAATTCTACGCGGGACCAGCCGTTACCTCTTTTAATCGATTTAACCATCGCAAAGAAAACGTAACAGCCACTCTCTTCAAACTCTTCCAGCGGATCAACTTGACTCCTAATCTCTGGACTAATGCCCTTAACATCAAACTTAGGAATATTTAAGTATTCATAAAGGTTCTCAGATTCAATCCCAGAGGTAGGATTATCATGAAAAGCCGCACCACCGATCTTATTTAGAGCATCAATAGCCCTTGAGTTAACGCCACTTCCCTTTGTTTGAGAAAATGATAGTAACTCAGAGTAATCATTAAATGGTCTTGCATTAATAATCTTACTAGCAATACCATCAGAAATAAACTTAACATCAGAAAGACCAAATCTAATAGAATTATTCTGAATACTAAATCCCATATCAGATTCATTTACATGTGGAAGAAGGATCTTAAGGCCAAGACGCTTAGCCTCTAAAAGATAGTCTGTCCTAGAATCCTTGTCACCTTCATTCTTTAACAGTGCGAACATGAACTCAAGCGGATAGTAATGCTTGAGCCATGCTGTCCAGTATGACAACATGGAATACGCCACGGCATGTGAGCGGTTAAACGAATATCCTGCGTGCGCCTCAAAGTCGTGCCATAATTGTTCAGCGGCGTCCTTGTCAATGTGATTCGTTGCCCCCACAATGAATTGTTCCTTGAAAACATCGAACTCATGTGCATCCTTCTTCTTTCCAATAATCTTTCTGATTTTATCTGCATCTGACCAAGACATCCCTGCAAGATGCACACATGTCTGCATAACTTGTTCCTGATAAATAATTACGCCATAAGTTCTTTCCAAGAATTCTCTCATCATAGGATGAACGTATTCAGTTACCTCAGAACCATTCTTACGACCAATATACTTTGCTCCAACAGTATTCATAGCGCCCGGTCGAACCAATGCATTAGAAGCAACAAGATCCTCAAAATTATCAACACCCATCTTCATAAGAAGATTGGTATATGGAGTTGCTTCTGCCTGAAAAATACCCTTTGTATGCCCCAAGGTTAAATCAAGATACACCTTCTTATCATCCATAGGGATATCTGTTAGAATAATATCTTTATCATATCTATCTTTAACCATAGAAATAGTATTAGAAATTACAGATAGAGTCTTTAGCCCTAGAGCATCAATCTTAATCAATCCAATATCTGCCGCCTCATCCATATCATAAGCAATAACAGGGATTCTGCCACTTACAGAATCAGAAGGATCATTTCTAGTTTCAATTGGAGCATACTTATTAATTGCTTCTTTAGCAACAACAATTCCTGCCGCGTGCATACCATTACCACGAATTCTACCACGCAAGTTTGTAGCCAACTCAAGCACCTCTGGATACCTGTTTCTAAATTCTAGGGTATTAGGAGAAGACTCATATTCTTCAAAACGCTCCACGCTCTTCATAGCCTTATTCACTTCATGAAGAGGAATACCAAAGACTCGCGCAGCATCACGAATAACGCCCTTATCCTTAAAGAACTGGTATGTAGAAATAGATGCAACATGCTTAAATTTCTTACGAAGATATTCTTTTACTTCACCACGCCTAGAATCCTCAAAGTCTGTATCAATATCAGGGAAGTCATTTCTTTCCTCGTTGATAAACCTAAAGAACAATAGGTCGTGCTTAATTGGATCTACCTCTGTAATACCAAGAAGGTAACAGACCAAAGAGCCTGCAGCAGATCCACGACCCGGCCCAACCAGAATTCCCTGAGACTTAGCCCATGTAATCATATCTTCAACAACTAAGAAATAAGCAGAAAAGTCCTTCTTCTTAATTACTGATAGTTCTACGTCAAGCCTATCATTATAGATACTATCATCAATGATGCCCCGCCTTGCTAAACCTTCAACGCACTTCTCTCGCAACTTATCGTGAGCATTACGCTTAGGAACTGGAAGAAGATTCTTTCCAACAACATAATCGTAATCTCCGATAGAATCCGCAACGGCAACAGTATTCTCATAAATATCATCACGATGAATACCCTGTGCTTCTAACTGATCTTTAATCTGTAACTTAGATTGGATATAAACATCAATATCCTTAAAACTAATTGGACGATCTGGATAAAGATAATCTAACCGCTCAAAAATATCGATCATCTTCCTAGACTTCTCAAAGTCTGCGCTGCGATCCATGTTTGGCTTAGTAGAAAGGATAAGCAATGCTTCTTCGACTGCCCTCTGATTTTCAGTAGCAAAGTGACAGTCTGAAGTAACGATGGAACCAACACTATGAGCATCTGCAAGTTCTAAAAGTTTATGATTAAGTTTTGCAGGATTATGAGGCTGAATTTCCATAAAGAAATCATTATCAAATCTGTTCTTAAACCATCTTGTTAACGATACTGCTCGCTCTTCATTTTCCTTTTCGATAGCCTTAGAAATAAGTCCATTCATACAACCAGAAAGAACTATAAGTCCATTTCCATAATCACTTAAAACCTCAAGATCAATTCTAGGCTTACGATAAAAACCTTCAGTCCAAGCAATCTCTGATAGACTTTGAAGATTCTTAAGACCCTCCTGATTTTTAGCAAGGAGGATAATATGATTAAAGTACTGCGTATTATCATCACGCTTCTTCATATCTCTTTTATCAAATCTGTCTGTCTCAGAGATATAAGCCTCAACTCCAAGAATCGGCTTCATGCCCAATTCCTTAGCCGTCCTCTGCATATCACGATGACCGGATAGTGTTCCATGATCTGTAATAGAAATTGCTGTCTGCCCAAGATCCTTGGCAGCAGAAAGCAATTCATGCGGAGAACAAAGTCCATCCATCAGAGAATACTGAGAGTGACAATGAAGGTGAGTAAAATCCATTATTATCCTTAAACTTAGGAAGCGGAGGCGCAATGCCTCCGCTTCATGTTAGCACAGAGGCTATTTACCATTCAGTTGATGAGAATGATGATGTTGTTTCACCATCAGAAGAAGACCCAGTGTAGAAAGTTTCCTGCTCAGCGTAAGGAATATCACGCACAGCAATCTTCTCTAGATCAAGACACTCATAGCCTTCAAGACTCTTAGTTTCTGAGGTTGGTAGAGGAATGATACTATAACTTGTTTCTGTAGACTGACCAGTCCTCTTAAGACGCCAAATAACATCTGTAATGCTACCTGTCTCACCAGCATACTGAATTACTTCTGGTGTCGCAGACTTTGGACCAGATCCCTGAGAAAGAATTGCTACATATGGATCTTCCTTACCATCATCTACCAGTACATTAATGTACAGACGACTCTTGCCCTTCCAACCAGCCTTAGCATCCTTACGATGCTGCTCACATCCATAGCATCGACCCTGATCTTCAATGCTACATAGAGCCTTGCGACGGTAATCAGATGGATTAGTATGCTCAACTGCAATGAAGCCAACTCCACATGCAGGATCATAATTCTTAGAATCAGGATCTAGTTCCTGAAGAAAACGAATTTTAACACTTTGATTATCAGCCAACTTAAGCCAGCGACCCTTTTGACCTTCATTATCGTAAGATGGACGATCCAGCGTACGATTCATATCCTTTAGACCTTTAACAATACCCATTTTATATTCTCCTATTTGTATTGAGCCATAACTTGCTCTGTATTAATATTATATCAGTTATTACAGATTCAGGGAAGAGTATTCTACGTTTGTTATAGCATTTTTTATACAATGCTGAATCTCTTCATCTGTTAAATCGCCAGCATCCTTTGCCTCATGTGGATACACTTCTGTATCACTATACACTGCCCAAAGAATCTCTTTATTCTTCAGGGAATCAGCGATTGTATTTCCTAGATCCCGACCGGGACTATGACCATTACATGACTTAGGATAACACTTCCTACAATTCTGCACAACGTAATCTTCCTTCCTATCATTATCAGTCATAATAATAATCTTTGAAAAATACCTATTCAGGTTTGCGATGTTTTCCTTTGAGATAAATCCCCCAAGGGTGGCAACGACGTTGGGAAATCCCGTAGCATGAATCCTGATTGCATCGAAACTTGATTCACATATAATGACTGTCCCACCAAACTTCTTAGCACGATGCAAGTTGAACATCGTTTTAGACCTTGGTAAGTTTCGTGAGTTTTTAAACTTCTTTTCACTAATTCCTCTTCCAACTAAACCAACAGGCATACCATCTGGACTATGAACAGGAACAATAATCATATCCTGTTTAGATGAATATCCTAAGCCAAAATGATCAATAGAATTACCGTCAATTCCTCGCCTTAAAAGATACTCATAAGCAGCATAATTACTTTCTTTCAATAGATCATCATGCATTTCTCTTAATTTCTCTACAGGAAATTGTACGAACTCTGGCTTATCTTCTAACAATGATGCTAACTCATCTTCAAAACTAACTTCAGTATCTGCCTTTAAAGACTGGATAAGCCTCAAAGCCTCAAAATCACTACGATGCGATATTTCTTTAACTAACTCAACAATAGTTCCAGACACATCACATGAAGGATTAAAACATAGATATAATCCCTTTGTATGACTTACTGAAAATGATGGAGTATTCTTGTTGCCATGAAAAGGACATAGACATAGAAAATCATTATAAGTCTCAGCACTTACTTGTATGCCAAGTTCTCGCAATATTTTTCTAACATGCGATTGTGTATAAGTTTCAGTTAACATTTTTCCCTATTTATTTAGAGCGCGGAACTAACCTTTGCCTTGAATAACCATCATACTCTTGAGACTTTTTTTTGCCAACATAAATTCCATGAAGATACAAGCCGAAGTTATAATTATTTTTTTGCTGATTATAGGAAATATAGACAATTGGATCTAAATCAAGAACTGGAACATACCCAGAATCTCTCATGATTTCAATGATTAAGGCTTTATTTTGATCTTTAATTCTTGGAATGGCTGCATCATCTGCAATCACGCCGTCGAAGCCAAATTTTTTAATTTTTTTACGCATAAAGATCCAATCTAATAAGATAATTATACCATTAGAAAGGATCGTCGTATATTTCCTTAACGATTCCTCTATCGATATCCCAATCTAGGTAGAAACCAAAATCTGTACCATGTCGGTTCTTCCTGCTAATAACCTCAATAATGTTTGTATCTGGAGTACGATGAACAGCAAAAGACATGTCAGCATCATATTCGATGGCCTTAGACCATGCTACCTGATTCAACATTGGTGGAGCATCATGATCTGATACATCATCTGCCGTCGCTGCAGTAATATCAATTACTGGAAGATTATTACGAATAGCAAGAAGTTTAAACTCACGCGAAATATTTCGGTTACGCTCTACCTCAGAGTTTGACTTCTTAGTATCATTAAACAACTGGTGATAATCAAGAATCACTAGGTCTGGCCTATGCTGATCAATCTTACCCTGCACAGTTTGTGGAGTAACATCACCCATGCCCTCATTAGATACAAGAACAAAGCCTCGCTTATCCATAAACTTCTTAGAAGCCCAATGACTGAAATCATCAATGTTAATATCGCCGCGAGAAAACTGACTTGCCCTAAAAATACCACTACCAAGCATAGTATAAATACGATCACGCATATTCTCTGGAGACATCTCAAGAGAAACAATCATTGGCTTAAAACCTTGTTCCCAAGCCTTACAAGCAAGGTACGATGTGGCCCATGTTTTACCACGACCGGGCCAACCAATAACAACAATTAAATGTCCCGGTGCCATACCAGTAGGATATGCCATATCCATAGCCTTAAAACCTGTTGGGATACCCGGCGAGCCACCCATTTCAGCAGCCCTATTCCGAACCTGCTCAATATGGCGTTCTGCTGCTTCCCAATCTGTAACATCTAGGTCACGAACATTATTCGTAAACTTTGACAACTTAGACATCTGTGATTGCAAATCAGAAAGTACCCGCGCTGCAGCATCCGTCTTAAGATTATTACCGGCCTTAAGAAGAGTATTCCTAATCTGAGCAGCAAGATACTCATTCTTTAACTTATCTAGATAGTATGCTGTCTCTGCCTTAGTGTCTGCTGGCTCAAAATCTCTATACCTTTCAACAAGGACGGAAACATCTGGTACAGCCTTAAACTTGTAGTAATAGTTCTTAAGCCCTTCCCATACATCACGATGCGATGTAAAAACATCATCAACATCATCTGCAAGCAGGATAGAGATATCCTTATTCTGACATACTGAACTAATAACTTCTGATTCTGTATTCACTGGCCCTCCATCATTTGCTTTGTTGTCTCTCGTATCTTAGCACGCCTCATATTATCTTCTTCAGACTTCTTCAACATTTCATCAAGTCGATCAAAGTTGTACATGAACCAGTTTAAAGAATGCTTATTGTTGCTTGTTGTTTTAAAATAATATGCAATAAGTTGCTGCGCTCGCTCATAGCCAACACTATCAATCAAATCTATCATTGCCCACTTGTCGCGGTACTTATTAATATTACATGAAGAATTGTACTTATCAGCATAAGCCTTAGAATAAACATTTAAAAGAGTATACGCTGGCTTATGATTTTCACTTGCCACCGTTGTTCTCTTCCTCTGCTTCTCTCATCTTCTGCTCTATCTTGTCTTCAATGAACTTGTATACTCTTTCTGTAGCACTATCTACAGTCTCTCCATCACGAACAAAATCTTCTACAGCAATCGAAACTTTCATGTTTTGAAAATTACCAAGATTCTTCGTAAAACCCAATTCAACCCTTACAAGGGTGCTTGTTTTTTCAATCGTCATGTGTTCTCCCAAAGGAATCGTTTATGTGTCATTTAACAGAGCATAGCATCCAATAGAAATTTTGGCAATGTTTTTACCAATCAGGTTGCTTCCAGATAGGAGTAAATTCCCCATCGGTACCTTTGACATAAAGTACAGTATTATTTTTTAAGATTGCTTCTAGTTCTCTTCTAGAAGGAGCATTAGTTGCTCTTCTCTCGCCATCTTTTCGCGGTCTTCCTATACTAACAGTCAATAGGTAATCATGCAACCTATAGATATCTTGTTCGCTGAAAAAATACCTTCCCTCGCGCTCAGACCCACCAATAACTTGTGCTTTTTGTGGCGCAGGAATATGTCCAGCATAAATGTATTTAAGAATAGTTAATCTATCTCGCCCAATGATTCTTGATACTTCTATAGCAGAATAAGCACGCTGCATACGCTGCCTACAATCAGACAAAACATATGCAACGCGCTTATCCTGTTGATAATTCCAAGCAATTATCAAATCATCTGGACGTTTAACTAGGAGAGTTTTATGCAACTCTTCATTTAGATAGAAATACCTGAGTGTTTTAGTAGTTCTTTTTCTTTTTGATTTAGCCATTGTCCTAACCGACTTGATTGTTTCTTTAAAAACCATCGCTTACCGCATCCCATACAAAATAATTCTACATGTATGTGAGAAGTAAAACAACGATCAATAAAGATTCTGCTCTTACATTTCTTACAATGCATTTAAAGCCTTACGGCTGTGTGTCTTCCGAAGATGATACACTCGTAGGTACTGATTCTGATGCAAGTGATGGGCCGAAATTACCAATGTTTGCACTAACAATAGATGTTAGTACTGAAAGTACTGCAGCAGTACCTGAAACGGTAAGTGCCTGTGACCAATCGACATCCAGAAGAGTTGATGCATTTGTAGCAAAAACTGCAACCAGTGCCTGTGCAAATGTCTTCACTGCTCGTTCAAGCACTGCGACAAGGAATGCGGTAGTAAACATTTTTCTCCTAATTAACCTGTAAATTTTTTACCATCTGCGAAGATGGTATAGTCTTTTGATATTTCTATTAACTGTACATGTGGGTATTCGCCATTTTCAATATGTGCGATAGCGAAACCTTGCTGCCAGTTGTGTACGGTTGTATACTTAAATTGATCGTTCTTAACATCGCACATGTGACCAATCTCATATCCGCGTAGCGTTTCATTTCTTAACTCATGAGTTTTATAATAAGTACCAAGCCTGTGGCTATGGCCTCTCATCATAGATACCCCATAATTTTCCACATCTTTTCGTGCAGACTCACCTGCATTTTGTGATAAAGCAACACCATGATGTACATGGATGTCACCAAATCTCTTGCGTGGAAGATCATTATAATAAATATAATCATAACCTAAGTCGTCTAATCCCCACAAGGAATTAGGAGTTACTTTTTCAAGAATCTCAGGATTCTTTTTCTCAAAGTAATCAAATACTCTAATGTCATGGTTTCCAAGTGCAGTAAACAGTTGTGCTTTTGGCGCTGTTTTTCTAATCTCAGAATAAAACTTTTTCGTATTTGAAGACTCTTGTGCAACTAACTTAAGTAATGTTTCTTCATTTTCTGGCTTCTGATTCGCTAAAAGAAATTCGTCAGGCTTACCGTCAGAATATCTAGAATAGCAATTTTGATCATCAATATCACCTAGAAGATCTACAACATCCGGCTTAAACCATTTCATAAAATTAAAAAACAATTTAGTAGCACGAACATCTTCATAGGGGATCTGAAAATCAGAGGCAATAAGCCACTTTAAATCATTAGTCATTTAATTCCTTAATATCCAATAGCAGTTACATGCAAAGTATAGTTTTGCACATTAATATTTCCTGAATAGAAAATAGCATAATTTACTTCATTCTGAGTAACAGACTTAATGACAGGTGTCACAAAGAACGGGTCTGCCTGTTCTACCGTTAACTGTACAGTAGGGATAGATATAAATGGAACCGGAAACTGAATTCTATTAAATGTTTGTGTAATAGAAAACTGTAACCTATCAGAATATACTTTTAACTCACCGATACTCTTCTGTTGACCCTGAAGCCTTAAATAATCTAAACGATTAACAGACTGGTAAACATTACCAATTAATGATTGATGAGAATCCAAAGCATTCTTAATATTTTCTGAAGTTAACTCAACTGATGGATCATACATCAGACTTAGCAGCGTTCTTTCTGGCTTCTGCCAATGACGTAATTAGTTCTGAAATTCTCTGATCCTTACCCTGTAGTTCCTGTGTTGCCTGCGCCTTTAGCACAGCGAGGCGGGTTTCATATTCAGTAGTAATCTGACCGATTCTATTCTGAAGTTCCTGCACTACAAGTTCAATAACTTGAGGCTG